GAGCTTGTGGCTGTCTTTGAGGCATCGCTTTCCAAGTTGCCTAATGAAAAGAATGACACGATGAGTCTCTATAACAGACCATTGTTCCGTTCCACTCGCGCACTTCCTAACACGGCAAACCTACGCTTTCAGCCCGGTCAAATTCTACCGGAAGATATTCAGCCGATCCCAATGCCATCACCTCCCATATCATTTGATCAGCATATGATGATGCATAGGGACATGGCTCAACAACGTGTCAGCACACCAGACTTTGGGATCTCCCAGACCCTCGATAATAATCAGAGGAGAACAGCAACAGAGATTTCGGCTATTGGTAATTTATTTACACAATCGGCTGATCTACGCATGCGGACTTTCCGTTTATTTTTGGGGGATCTCTACCGTCAGTGTTGGTCACTGCTCACTCAATTCGACAGCAGTAGCCTTAACTACTATTACCTCGATACACTTGAGCAGATCCCTCAATCAGCAATCCATGAAGCTTATGACATTGTGCCGAGTGGTAGTGCTGATGGAGTTAACAAGCAGTTTCATTTCCAAAAAGCTGTCGCACGCTTCCAGATGTTTGCAAACGATCCGCACATCGATCAAGTCGAGCTTCGACGCTCTGTCCTTGAGGCTGATGACAGTGGACTTGTTAAACGATTGCTCACTGATCCCGGCATCGAAGTAGCCAATCAAGCTGAGGATCAAGCTGTCGAGTTGTCAGTCATGAAGATTGGGTTTCCCGCTCAAGTTAAGCCGAGCGATGATCACGCAACTCACGTCAAGACCATGCTTGATTATCTTGCGCTCAAACGTGCTCAGAACGCTCAGACAGATCCGATTGAATTGCAACGCATCCAAGAGCACATCACCGCTCACATGGAACAATACCGCGAGCAAGACGGTAAGGCTGCTCAACAACTCACCCTCGAAATACAAGAAGTCTCCAATGCGATTAATGAAGCTAATCCGGTCGATGCGCCGATTGAACAGAATGGTTCCGGGGGCATCCAGCCCGGAGTGGACTCGGGAGGAAGCGGAACTGTTGCACCAGTTCCTCAGCAGCCGGGTGGGGCAGAAACTTAAAAGGGTAATTTTTGTATGGATCACCAAGCAAGCGATGCTAACGGTTGATCAAGGGGCCGAAAAAGCCTCTTACAATGTCGGATACTCCGCTGGTTTTAGGGACGGTATTGCCGCTCTAGACACGTTGGTCTCGAATGGACTACTGACGGATGCTGACAACGAAAACGAATATGACTGAAACGATGGATCGGGACGCAATGCTGCGTCTCATTTCGGGCGAAAATGAAGCAGAGTCGCCCACTGCTGAACCAGAGGAAGAGTCAACTACAGTGGAAGAGTCACCCGCTGCAAACGAACAGACTCAGACGGATGAATCTCAAACCGAGATTGAATCAAGTGAACCAGAAGTCGATGCAAAAACAGAGTCAAAATACGAGAAGCTCCGGAAAGCGGAAGCGCGCCAAGCAAAAACTTGGCAAAAGCTATCCGAAGAAAAAGAGCAACTCAAGAAGATGAAGGAAGACTTTGAGTTGTCGCAAAAACAACTTGAAGAAGATCGCGTAAAACTAGCGGATCAAATCGCCAGTGGAGGAGATGAAGCAACGCCCGATGTATACGAGGCAGTAGCTGAAAGATTCCGAGACCAAGGTGAGCCCGAGCTTGCAGACGAGGCACTCAAAATGGCCAAGGAGGCAAGAGAGAAGCGAGAAAACGCGAGCAAAACGCTTGAGGTAAATAGATTCAAGAAGGAATGGGCAGACTCCGTAAATGAGATAGTCAAAGCGAAGCCGGATCTCAACGATCATGATAGCGAGCTTTACAAAGCGACTGAGTATTTACTCAAAAATAAACCCGCTTTGTCGACTTACTCGACTGGGTTTCGAGATGCTGTTGAGGTTGCCGAGTATTACGTCAACTCACAAAAGCTCGAAACGGTTAAAGAGCAGAATCGAAAACTCACTGAAGAGTTAAACAGTTATAAACGAAAATTAAATTTAGGCACGAGCGATGTCCCTCGCAGATCGGGCCCGAAGGGATTTGAAGACATGAGTCGCAATGAACAACGGGAAGCGATACTGAAGATGACACGCTCTGCATCAAGGTAAAATATTATGGCAGACACAACAATGTCCACAAGTGCTGGTGGTGGAACAAATGACATCAGCCAAGCAATGCAAGACTACTTCTCTCGTGAACTACTAGACACGATTGAAAAAACAGTTGTTCTTGATCAGTTCGCGATGAAGGCACCTCTACCCGCCAAGGGTGGTGGTAGAAACATGACCTTCTTCCGTTATCTGGAAGGGGACTCATCAAACGTAACTCAATTGACTGAAGGTTCTCAACCCACAACCAAGGCACTGGAACTCGAAAAAGTTGAAGTTGACTTACACCAGTATGGTCAAGTTCTCAGCATCTCTGACATCGCAGACGCAACCGCATTGTTCAACAACATTGAGCAAGCCACATTGCGTATCGGTCGCGACAGTGCCTTGCATTTGGACAGCATCATCCGAGCTGAGTTATTCAGCAACGTTACCAACGTCACTGACATCTTCTCGGGATCTACAACCTCTTGGGGGACAAGCATTACGGCGGCTGACGCAAGTGACTGGCTCGATGCAGCGACTGCTCTGAAGATCAATGCTGCAACTCCTCTTGACGGAGGATTTATTGCTGTCGTTGGTCCTCAGCAAGCACGTGATTTGCTGGCTGATTCCGAGTGGCAAGAAGCTCATCATTACGCCGAGCCACAAGCTCGATTGCGTGGTGAGATTGGACGCATGCACGGTGTGAGATTTATTGAAACAACTGAGCCATTCATCGCAAATGACTCAGCTTCTCAATACACCTATGCCGCTGGTGGTGACACTTACGGATCAGTTGTTATCGGGGCTCAAGCCTACGGAGTTCCAGAACTCTCCAGCCAGAGCACATACAGTCCGAAGGTCTACATCGTCAATGGCGCTGACAAAGGTGATCCTTTGAATCAGAAGATTCTTGTCGGTTTCAAATCGTTTTTCGCAGCAAAAACAATTCAACCCAAGCATGTCGCCCGCGTCTATTCCAAGACCGGATATAGTGCTTAATCATCATGCCATTTAGCATAACCATACCAACCGAGTCGGTCGCCATGATGGATGGTGAAGAACAAGTCATGCCTCAATCCGGGGACACTGTCTCCGTAACCATTGAAGGCACGGTGGAGTCCATTGGTGAGGGAGGGGTTTCCGTTTACGCGAACACCGCAAACGGAGTGGACCTCGCTGGGGACGAACCTTCTGAGCCGACTTCGGATCGGTCGGAAATGCTGTCAATGCTCGAAGGAGCGCAACTGTAATCATACGCACTGAGGGGAGGGAAACCTCCCCTCGTTAATAATGCCAACCTACACATTTGAAAACGAATCCGGGGTCCGGGCCGAAGCAAATAAACCTATAGGCACAACGACTTTTATCGACCGAGGAACCACATGGAAACGTATCACCGAGCCAGAGGGTTTTCGCATGCATACCGGAGCGCAATTGCCCGACCAAAAAGAACAAATGCGGCGAGGTTATAACCGGCTGGAGAACAGAGGTTGGAACAGCAAATTTTCTAAACAACAAGTAAAGCGAGTCTGGGAATTATGAGAGATCAAGTGCAAGGGAAAGGTGTCAAAATATCTGACACGTCGACCTACACCGGCAACTTCAATTGGATTGATGTTTGCAGTGAGGCAACAATTAACACAATGGCATGTGCTATTGAAGGGGATATGGCCGGGTTCGTTTACCCTCCGGGCTGGCACCGGGTCGACGCCTCAAGTATCCGTCTGACATCCGGGACACTTATTGCTCACTCTGAATGATCACGTCACTGCAAAGCATAGTGACCACGTTCAGTAGACGTGTTACGTCTGCTCCTACTACACCGATTGTGGTGACTGGTGATTCGATAATCACGGATACTGGCAACTTCCTAACAGACTCAGCCAACTACATTGTTGGCAAATTTAAATACGTGGAAACATCTAGCGAATTAATTTTAACAGACGGCACAAACCAAATCGTACACATTAACCATGGCTAATATACGCGTCAAAGATCTGCCCAATGCAGACACACTCGCCGATGCAGATGAAATGATCATCGACAGTTCCGGTAGCGGGACAAGGCGCATCGCATACAGTGAACTTAAAACAGAGGTCGCCGCTGATTATGTAGCGGCACCAAGCACATATAAACTGGCAACGCTCGGCAACGACAACCGACTCACAACAGACCAGATACCCGACAGCATCAGCCAAGGACTTAACTTCGTTGGCAACGCAAATTCAGCCGGGGATTTAACGAGCACAACGCAAGGCGATTTCTACGTCATCCAGACCGCGTTCGATTCATATGCTGTAGGTGACCAAGCTGTCTATAATGGAAGCAGCTACGTTCGGGTTACAGATGGCACAAAGCAAATCGAAGAGGGTGGAACCGGGGCTACGACTCTTTCGGGTGCACAGACCGAGCTGAAAATTCCGAGTATCGGACTTCAAGCTAACCAGATTCCGCTCAACGGAATGCTGAATTCTGGTGCGTATCTGGATTTTGACGCTTTTTATGAAACTGGAACTTTCACCCCGACGATTTACTACCAGAACCCAACTGGTCTATCGACGAGTTACACCACTCAATCTGGTAATTATGTCAGATTGGGAGACTTAATTTGTATACAAATAAAACTGACTTGGACCGTCACCGGAACACCGATAAATGATAATATCGGTGTTAGAGGCATACCGTTTCAACCAGCGCGAGTGGACTCAATGATGTGTCACGACTCAGCGGGGCAGTCCTCGTTTGTCATAACCAACGCGGGAAATGACATTTTAGTTTGCCAAAGCAGTTCGCTCGCATCCAACCTCGCAGACAATGTTGGCGCGGGGACTCACACAATTTACATCTCTGGCACCTACCAAATCGCATAAAAATTATGTCTTATTCCGATTCATTTCCCACTCAACGTCCCACGCTCAACCTCGACTTCGCGAATTCGGGCAAGCTCGACTCGCGCATCAGCTACAGTCGTTCCAGCACGGGGACGTATATGTCCAATGAGAAAGCATTAAGCTCCGAGAATTTGCTTTTGCAGTCTGAAAACTTGGGAACAACTTGGGCAGTATTCACCGACTTAACTAGCCCAACCGGCAACCAGACAGCCCCAGATGGAACATCCAATGCTTGGCTTTTGACAGCGACAACCGGTGCAAATAAATCACCGTCATTGAGCCAAAATTTAGTGTCGGGGGCGGGAACGCACACTTTAGTTGCTCACTTAAAAGCGGGTTCTGCAAGCCACGGTTTTGTTAGCATGCGAGTCAGCAATGGCAACATCGCTTACGCTATGATTGATTTTAGTGCCGGAACCAGCACACACGGTTCATACGGTTCGGTAACAAACCCGTCCAGCACGGTCACTGCCCTCGGAAGCAACTGGTACAGACTGACTCTGACAGCTACAGTTAGCTCTGGACTCGCTATAGCTTTTATAGGCATAAGCGATGGCAGTGCGGTACAAAGCAGTGGGTATGCCACAGATTGGTCTTCGTCTGGCGAAACTCTGTATGCGTGGGGCGCACAGCTCAGTAGCACGAATTCCAAAGTTTACGACTCACCCACCACAACCCAGATAAGCCGCGAATTCGCACCCACACTTAAAACAGCAGCAGCCAATGCTCCCAGATTTGAATACGCAACGGATGGTCAGTCAGTTGGCCTCCTCATAGAGCAGCAAAGCTCAAATCTCGCTCGATACGGCAACGCCTTTGATAATTGGACTAACAAAAATCGACTCGATTTAACTGGCAATGCATCAGTCTCGCCAGACGGGACGCTATCGGCTATGCATGCGGTTGCAACGTCCGTGCCGGGTTCTCACTCACTGTATGACAGTGGGCCAGCAATAACCAGCGGCACCACATACACCGCCAGCGTATACGCTAAAGACGTTGGTCAGCGGTATTTGCAGATTGCGGGTGCCGCGTCATATTTTGGGACGGGCCAATATGCAACTTTTGACCTCCAGACCGGCAGCGTTGACGCCAATGGGGTAACAGCCTCCGCTTTATCCGCTGGTAACGGCTGGTGGAGAATACAAGCGACTATGACAGCGACTGCAACCGGTAATGCAAATGCAATACTTTGCCTCGTCGCCAGCGCAACTTCAAGCCGAGTCCCTAGCTTTACCGGTGATGATTATAGCGGAGTGCTGTTATTCGGTTACCAATTCGAAGCGGGTTCCAGTGCGTCGAGTCTGGCCAACAGTGGAACGAGCAGTTCTGGAGTCAGTCGCGCATCAGACTCTTGCTCAGTGGCGGATTTTGGATACACTGG